TCAACAGTTTTCTTGATTTTTTTTAAAGTTTTTTTGAGTTTATTATTAAGCAGCTTGAAAATTAGTAAAACATGCTATATATAAAAAAAGAGAGCGTTAACTCTCTTTTATCTAAAACACTCTATTAACAAAATCTTCCATAATATATTCCTTCTAATCAATATCTTGTGGTTTGCGATTTTCTAAATACCAATCTATCAGGTCCATAAAATCCATCATATCTGGATGCTTCTCATTTTTCAATTCAAGAATAGTACTATGCAGTTTATTAATATATTCTTCCTGTTTACGGTTTTCAATAACTTTCTTGTCGATCATACCGCTATGCCAAAATTTATTCATGTTAGTCCACCAATTCTATATCGTATTCTCAGAGTCTATCCAACTTTGAATTTTAATAATTGTTTCAAGTGTTAGATTTTCTATTTTTCGCTCACCATTTCTAACCCTAGTAATTGCTGAACGACTAACACCAGTTTGTCTTTCTAAAAAATTAGCTGGTATATCTTTTTTCATTAAAACTAATTTAACTCGGTCCATATTTATTATCATTATCTTTATCCTTTTTGTCATTTGCTTTCCGCTTACTCTCGGAAACTTTAGGCATATATTAACCAACTTTCATACTTATTCTACGATCCACGATTTACTGAATTCTTTGTCTGCAAATAGACTAGCTAAACCAGTTAACTGTTTCAACCGCAACAATTCGTCTGCGTCCATTCCGATATTTTTCAAAATCCAAGCGTCAGACATGCCACTATCTACAAGGTCAGCAACAATGTTTGTCATTAGGTCAATATCATGTGACCCTCTCGCCCGGTTGTGTCGGATAGTTGACGCCATGCGGTCACTAATCGGTTTATTAATAACGGATACTGGCAAACAACCGCCCTCACGGTCATAAATATCTTTGTGGTTAAGCATAGTGCTATAGCGATGAAAGCCATCTACAATCTCATATTTATCTTCATCTTTAAGATAATAACAAACGATTGGCATTGTGTACCCATCCTCTAAAATAGACTTGTAAAGTAGTTTCATTTCAGGAGGTGCTACATGGTTTGGATTATAACTGTTTGCCTGAATTTTATCAATAGGTACTCGTTTAATGTTATAAACTGGACTTGTGTAACTCATATCATTTTTTCTCCTTAATTTTAAAGTAAGTTTTTATATTTATTGATAGTTTCATTGCGCTTTTTAATTTGACCTGCAGAAAGTCCAAAACCTAGGCTCTTGCAAAAGTAATCATTTTTAATAATGCACATTGCCATTCGTTTCCAGGTCAAGACGTCCATTTTGCTATCTAGTTCAGGTATGGTGTCAACAACGCTTTTAAATCGCACAACTTCCTTGTCCTTATTTCCTCGTGTGCTTAACGTGTGAGTTCTTTCAATCTTATCCCCATAACGCAACTCCAAAAGTTTAATGTCTTTTTCGGTCATTCCTGAACCGTTTTTAGTCCACCATTTGATAAACTTATTGAACTTTTCTCTGTAATGTTCGCTAGCGTCATGTGGTAATGTGTTTAGCAAAAACTCAGTAAAACTTTTCCATGTATGCCCTTGTGGTAATTGGTATCTGCTAGACATGATTTTCTTACCAGCATATATATTACCAAAGTTAGCACCACTAACACGATTGACAACTTTTCCCCATGTTTTTGGTTCTAGCACCTTGAACATATTTAGACCAGCTTTTGCAGTATCGCCAAAAGGTTCATCAATTCGCATTTTGTGAATGCTAATGCCAGCTTTATACATCAAGTCATAAAATTTGTTGTACTCTTTTTCAGTTTTGCCATAGAACGTCCAGATGTCCTCTGTTCTCCAGTCGTAAATTGGATAAAAATTGTAAACATTGTCGTCAACTTGCGTACTCCAACGATTGCCTTTATAAGTACTCTTGTTGTCATTAGTGATAGCACGCCAGCGATTTAGACTTTCTTGCGTCCTAATACCGACAATACAAGCTGTTTTTTCACCTTTACCAAACCAGTTTCCAAATTTTGGGACAAACTCCTCAAATGTCATTTTGTATTCATAATAATCAATTGGGTTATTATCAACATTGATAACATAGTCCATTGTTGGCATTGGACGCACCCAGACGTCTTTTTTATCGTTTTCCCACCAAGCCCACGTCATTTCACTATAAGACAAACTATTATCCGTTTCCATTGGCAAGCAAATCCAAAATGGGATAATGACATCTTTGTATTTGTCAAACATACTTTTAGCGTAATTTACTGTAAATTGATAGTGGGCTTCAATATCAATAAACATCAGTCCTATTTTTCGACCACGCCGCCTAGCTTCTTCACAAAATAAATGCGTACAGACTCCGCTATCCTTCCCACCGCTAAAAGAAACATAGATATTATCAAATTCATCAAAGACATATTTAACACGTTCTAATGCTGCTTCATAAACGTTTTTATCAGATATTTTTTTCAAAGTTCTCTCCTTTCTCGATTTTATCAACTATCAATTCTTTTAAAGTTTGCTTCTTTGTAATATTTTCATTAATCATGTTGTAAATTCCTAGATTAGATGTAAAGTACGTGTATTCAATATCATTTTCTTGCCCTAGTCGCTTAATCCTACTCATGGCTTGGTCTATTTTGGCATAATCAAAAGTCAAACTAGCAAATGCTATTCTGTTGCAAAATTGCAAGTTTAAGCCAAAAGCGCCTGTTCCATAAGTCATTAGCAAAGGTTTATCGTCTTCTTTAAACCGATTGATAATTTCTATACGTTTCTTAGGCGCTGTAGCGCCCGTAATTACATAGCAGTCTATTTCTTCACTGATATGTTTAATCTCACTCAAAAGCGAACAGAACACGATTATTTGCCCTTTTAACTGATTGGCTATTGTTTTATGTCTTTCTTTATCATCAAAACAAACAACTGCTAAATTAGTAAATTGTTCAACTTTACATTCACCAATCGCTAAAGAATTGAGCAAGCTCTGCTTTCTTTCTTTGTAAAGCTCATCTGTTTCACCAGATGACAGTATTTCAACATTTTTGACGTGTATATTTTTGTCGAATTCTAAATCCGCTTCAAAAATATAAGGTTCAATCAATCGATGTAAATAGTCAATATTCACTTCTGAGAGCTTGTAAAATTCCCTAGCTGATTGACCACGCTTTTTATATTTTATCTTTTTAAAAAACGTGTTCAAGAATTGGTCTCGCCCCATGCCGATTATTTTAGGACTAAGAAAATTCATTTGATTATAAATATCCCATTCATCTTTTGTAATCGGTGTACCGTTTAAAATCAATCTGTAATTGCTATGTTTTGCAATATTTAGCAAACGTCTATATCGTTTACTTGATTCATTCTTTATGAAAATGCTTTCGTCGGCCACGATAAAGACGTTTCTGTCTTCAACTAAATCGAGTATCTCAAGATAAGCAGTATCGCTTGATGAAATCGTTTCATATCCATAGACTATGAAATTAATATCGATTCCCCATTTTTTAATCTCAGATAAAAGATTGTTTTTGGTTGAAAAAGGACAAAAGAATAAGGCTAAATCAGCATCCGTTTCTCTAATTAACTCTAGTGCTACTCTTGTCTTGCCTGTGCCTTGTTCCATGAATAGAGCTCCGACTTTTAATTTTTTAAATTTATTAACAGCGTTATACTGTTGATTGGTTAATTTCATATTACTTTCTCAATTCTTCTCTGATCTCTACCTCTTTATCGATTTTAGTAGGTTCTGCAACTTCTAGATAGCATTCATCTGTATAGGACAAATGCTCATTCACAATTTCAAACGCGTCTTCCATTTCTTCGTGTGATAAGATTGCTTCAGCGGTGATTTGACGATTTTTTCCTTGCTTAAAAACCTTAAACTCAAATTCATCTGTATAGCTAAAACTCAAAAAGTAACCTTTGCCACCTAACACACGAACTAGTTTCGCAGGGTGCCAGAACATATATCCAGCATAGCTAGATTTATTCGGCATTTTAATCAAAACTGAATTCGCAGTCTCGAATTTTACGTTTTGTGCATTAAATTTTATTGATTTCCACATTAGATCACATCCTTCTTTGTCTTAAATCCCTTGTAATAACATTTGATATCATGCTCTAGCTTGGTAGCATTGATGAATCGGTAATTATCTAAATCAAGCTTATCAATCTTCTCGATTATTTTATCAAGCTTATTCTCGATGATATCAACGAAGTTGAATTTACTAGCTTTAACATTAACGATTAAGCGACCGCTCTCTAAGTCGTGATATTTGTTATCTGCCGAATGATTTGACAATCTGATTTCATATTTGCCAAAATCCTTGTAAGCACTGTCTTTCATGCTTGATAGATACCAACCATCAAGGTTTTCAAATGCTTGCTCTAATTCTTCCATTGCTTGTGCGTATTCTCTACGCTGTTTGTCGCTTCTGTTGAAACTGCGTTTTCTATATGAGTTGTATCTACTTTTTCCGTATGCCATTTTGTTCTCCCTCTCTTTAACTTATGTATACATTATAACTAAAACGTTGACTTACGTCAACACTTTTTGATAAAAATTATATATTTTTTTGCAAAAAAAGAAAACCCTGACTAATTCAAGTCAGGGCGAGAGAGAGTTTATCGAAGACTCAGCTTTTAACTGTATCCATTAATATAGTAGCATTTCTGTCAAAAAAAGCAAACAAAAAACTTCCCATCAGAACGTATCTGCACAGATGTGTGGGAAGCCATTGATATAGGTATATTATATCAAAAAGGGTGGTCTTAGCCCTCAACAAAACGTTCCCTTATGCTTGTGTGTGCGCAAGCAATAGGGGGCTGAACCTAATCAGTCTTTTACCTTTTGCACTAGATAAAACTTTTATCTAGGTTATCCAATTACATTTTATCAAATTATTATTTATGAGTCAAACAAAAAAAGCCCCAGCAAAATGCTGAGGCTTCGACCACTACCACCATGATATCCGAATTGCAGTCTGAGGGGAGGTGATATACTCCTTTTTAATTTTTTAGTTTTCGTGGTCTAGATTAAGCGAATGAACCGAATGACGTTACACGGCGACCATTCTCTGATTGACCGACTGCGACATATCGACGATTTCCAGAAGCACCAATGTAGCTAATCCAGATATAGCCGTCAACGTCACACCAACCATCATAGTTGATAGTTTCACCAGCTCCATAAACTGCCACGATTTCAGCACCTAGACCGGCACCAGTTCGAACATTAAGGGCTGATACTTCAACCGTGAATGTTCCAGTTTCCTCGTTAATAGTAATTATACCATCAAACGGGGCTGGGGTTGGTGCAGGGGATTGTGATTGGTTATCCGTTGGGAAGTAGAACCATCCTACAATACCGTCAAAATTGCGTGTATTGTAACGAGCAGGTCCACCGACATACAAGCTATCAGCGTTGCCGTCGATATTCTGCTCGATAGTTCGCATGGTGTAGCCGTCTGAATCCTCAATAACAAGACCGGTGTGGCCGTATGGATGTCCGTAGATGTAAGTTGTGTCCATGACAAATACAGCTCCACGACGTGGACGGCTATCAAGGTTACCTTCTTGGTTATACTCTACTTCGTAGCCTGCTGATGCCGCCGAGTTTAGCAAGTCAATCGCATTGCCCCAGAGAGCGCGTCCAAAGAAGTTGATTGAGATAGAGTTAGGCAGGTCAACACATTGTGTCCCCCATGCTCCGTCCGCATCGGTGCCGACACCAGCATCAGCTAGACCCTCCGCAAATTGGATAATGTCGTTATCTGTTGCCATATTAATATCCTCCTTGTATCATTCTTTTGGCTCTTGGTAACTCAAAGCTCGTTCACTGTCACCGATACCCTTAGTAGTTGGGTCGGTAACAATTCCAAGAATAACCAATATCATCAATAGAGTATTGATACCATCTTGAATATTGTGTGGAATATCAAGCCCAAATTGTCCCAACATAACGAATACTGCTGAGACAAGAGCTGATAATGTCATTTTATTCTTTAGTCGCAATTTTAAATTAATCATTGTCTTTATCCTCTCAAATTTCTATCTACTAATTTTTTAACTTCTTCGATATTTCCTTTTAGTTCTCCAATATTTTCATTTCTCAACCTCGCTTTCCAAGCGTGCAATGCGTTTATCGACATACTGGCTATGTTCTTCCAGTTTAAAGGTACGCTCGATCACATTATTGTGCTTGTCAACACGTTTCTTTAATTCGTTGATTTGATAGTTAATCAGTTTTGTACTAGTGATAATCCCGCCAAACGCTCCAACCAAGCTGGCTACAAGCGAGAATATTCCCGAGAATAATTCATTTTTCATAAATCCACTACTTTCCTAAGCTGATTATTCAGCGGGTTCTTTATCTTTTTGCAAGCCTGCACGAGACAAGTCTACAAGCTCTTGCACTTGTTTACGGAAACGTTTTGGAACGGTCTCAATAGTAATCCAGCCTAATTCAATTTGCATTGCGAAATAATTAATCATCATTGTTCTTCCTCCTAAAATTCTGTTTTTAATTTTCTGTAACAGTTTCATCTGCTGTTTTTTTCCTCATCAGCATACGTTTGAGTGATTAAGCCATTTAGCGTAGCTGTTGCTAACTTTGTCATCTTTTCCGAATCATCAATGGCTTTCTGCATTTTTTCAATCATTTCATCATATTTTGCGATTTTTTTATCAAGATCGTTAAATTTTTCATTTTCCGCACGTTGTGGGAAGTTTTCTTGATAAATGACTTCTAGTGCTTCGTTTAAAAGCTCGGTGTTTGATAAGTCGATTTTATCGACTGGCAAAAAGACGGGTACGTAAGCCCCGTCCCTGTTTCTCAAAACTACTTTGGTGGCGGACGCTGCACCGCTTGCATCATATTCCTTTGATTTTGATTCGTATTCAAATTTCATAATTTTTCCTTT